AGGTGCTTTCCCGTGACCAGAGATGGCCGCAACGTAGTGTCAAATCTTAAAGAGGAAGACATATGATCAAAGATCGCGTATGCCAGCATCTGCAAGCAATCGGTTATCCATCTAAAGAATCAGCTCGCTATGCGAGTTTGGTTCATAAGTGGTGTAACCATTCTGGAATTGAATGGACTGTAGAGAGGTTAAAAGCCCTCAAAGTCGCTTTCAAACAAACCTAGAATCAGGCGAGTATACTCTACCTGGATGGGCTACCAGAAGAAATAGGAAAGGTAACATTATAGCCAAAGATGGCTTAGTGCACCATGTCCTGTCCAGTCCGCGTGATGGTAAAAACCTCAAGCGGATAGAGGCGTTTCTCCGCATCTACCAAGTATTAAAACTTAGTAGCGTGTCAAAGAAGCAAACGATTAAGATGAAGTCTGCTATTCTTAGTCAAAGTAATGCGGACATGACTGTCCTACAGAATCTCGAAGAGACTTTGTGGATTCGCCATGTTAGCTCAAATATCCGGAGTAGGATACTGAGTGAAGGTGAAAGATCTAAAACTTTACCCGATATGATCGGAAACAGTAAAAAGAGATCACCTGCGTTTATCATTCCTGAAGACGATAGAGAGCCAAGTATATACTTGCGTTCTACTAAGCGGAATGACGTTCAAGTTGCAAAGTGGATTGATTACTTTGCATCTGATGAACAAACTAATAAGCTTTGGGGTAAAAACCAAGAGTTTGTTAGCAGTCGTCTTATGGGTAAAGGGAGACCTGTACCAAAGATGACATATCCTGATGTTAAGTTTAAGGACCTGCAAGCAGGCACCTTAAGTGTTATACAGGAAGGCGGAGCTAAAGCTAGATGGGTTGCTAACCCACTGCTAGCGTTCCAAGCTATAGGTGAACCACTCAAAGATAAACTTTGGGCGTACACCAAATTAGCGTATGCTGATGTGATATGCACAGATGACCAGGAGAGAGGAATCTCAACTGTCACCAAATGGCTGTCACAAGATCGAAGGGTATGGAGCTTTGATGCTTCTGCTTTTACCGATCGGTTCCCACTTAGCCTTCAGTTAGTCGTTTTAGACAAACTGGTAGGGAAAGGAATTATACAGGATATTGATGTCGAGTGGTTTAAACTCGTAGTCAGCAAGTCCTGGATATGTAGAGCAATTCGTAGTGATGTTACTTGGTCTGTGGGGCAACCCTTAGGCTACGGTCCATCATTCCATGTGGCAACACTTACACATGCGGCGCTGGTAGAGACACTATGTACCAAATTGGGCATAATGGATCGACCGTTCCAAATCGTAGGTGATGATATTGTCATTTCGAATGAGCAATTAGCACTATCCTACTCGGAGACTATGTCTTCGATTGGTGTAGAAATAAACTTAAGTAAATCGTTGATTTCTAACGAGTACGCTGAGTTTGTAGGAAAATTAGTCTCATCAGAGGGTGCAAACCCTTCAATGAAGACAAAGATCCTAATAAGTCACAGTCAAATCGTGGATACCTTACGGTTCTACGGAATGAATGGACTCAAGTGGCTAACTCCTTGGGAAAGGAGCCAAGCCTTGCGAGTATACCTGCCCGTTGATCTGGGTGGTTATGACTGGAGACCTGCAGAGATTTCTTGGAAATCATGGCTTGCCATGACTCAACAAGAGTATTTTGCAGTGAAGCGCTTGGAAAAAGACTTTGTTGCGTT